TTCGTGAAAGCCTACTTTATCGAATAGTTGAAAAAGAAAAACACGGTATAATAGACAAACTCTCTTGAGTCTGTTTATTATACCGTGTTTGCTATATTAACGAATCATCCTGAAGAAAATAACTCTCTTATTCTTGCCTGTCCTAACGTGGATAATCATGTTATTTTCCCCCTTGCTCCATGTCTGCTTTTATCAATGCATTCACATAGGCGTTCAAAGATTTATAACCTTTGGCTTTTCTAAATTCGTCTATTAATGCTTTTTCTCCTTTTGGCACTTGAACTTTGAAAGTGTCATATTTGTCTTTGATAAAGTCATTAATATACTTCGACTTATTAAAATCGGACATTTAAAAACCCCTTGTATATTATGGTCATAATATACTAAAAACGTATAATAATTATGGTCATAATGCCAATAGATATTATGGTCATAATATATTATAATATACTTGTAAGATAAATAAATGATATTTGCACAGTAGCAACGAGAACGGTTTTCCGTAGCAGTGAGAACTGTGCAAGATACCATCTTTATTTTATCAGAAAATGGAAAATGCAGCAAGCAGGAAGTCGGGATGACGATAATATCAACTGCCCCGGCGAAAACCCGATGTAAAACCGTATCGGCGTGTGATGGCGAGTGAGGGGGATTCGGTAAGCGAGATGACACAGCACTGTATTTTTCTAGTGTCAGCGATAGTTATCAGCCGGAAACGGTGTGATAATCGGGCGGGTCGATGTAAACTCCCTGTCCGGCTCTTTGAAAACAAAATAACCTCATGAAAGGAGAAATGGAAATATGAGTAAATTAGTGGGTTTCCGTCGTTTCTCTTCTAAGAAGAACGGCAAAGATTATTGCGTTGCGGAGGTTGTCTCTCCATTCAGTCAGCGCGAACTTGCAAACGGCTGTTGCGGTCATAAAACTGAACAAATTTTCATGCCGGAGGAACAGTATAATTTACTGAAAGAGTCTGACCTCGGAAAAGAAATTCAGCTTGAATATGAACTTTCCGGCGGTCGTGCTTATTTAGTCAATGTGACTGTTAAGCACTAATGGATGCTATGGCATTTAAAAACTCTGCTGGTCTTTTACTTGCCAAGGTGGCAGGCGATGAGGATGCAGAGACGTTCGAAGAATGGGCGGCGGATGATGAGGAATCTGAAAACTCTGAAGCGTACGCTGAAATCGGTTATTCGGAACAGATAGAGAACATAAGTTCTCTTCTTGCGATTAACATATTTGCACAAGGAATCATCGCGGGTCTTGTAATGGGTCTGATTCTGTGGAGGAAATTTCAATGAATTTGAATGAAGTAGTTGAATTGTATGCGACTGGTGTCGGTTGCGGTGTTCTGCTTTCACTTCTCCCCTTTGTGGTCGGCACGATTGCCGGACTCGCTTTTGATATTATGAAGAAAGGGGGATTCTAAAATGGAAGCTGTTACTACTGCATTAACTACGGGAGTTACTTCTATTGCCACTGAGGCTATGAGCGCGGTCGGCTCTGTTGTTCCGGCGGCTCTTCCGATTGCTGGCGCTGTTATCGTTGTTGGTATCGGTCTGCGTGTATTCAGAAAGGTAACTGGTAGATAGTGCTATCTTCTTTTATGGGGCGGTTTTATACCGCTCCTTTTTTAATGGAAAGGGGGAACTTATGTTCAAAAGGTATAAAGCCGCTAAGCGTGTTCTTGCTCTTCTACTCTGCGGCTGTTTGGTCTTCGGGTCAGTCAATCAAGCTAGATTCAAGTCCTATGCAGTCGTTACGGAAATTATAGCCGGAAGTGTCGCAATCGCGGGCGGTCTGGCGATCGGCTATTTGCTTCATATGCTCGGTGTTACGGCGGTGGATAAAGCAGTTTATAAGAGTAAAGAAACGGTCATTGACTGGGCAAACGAACAAGTTGCAAAGTATAAGAAATGGAACGCGGCGAACAAGGATGCTTATAAATCGGATGATTTAGATAAGGAGTTTGGCGCGTGGACTACGAAATTAAAACAGGGAACGCTTGATAAATCATCAGCGGTATGGAGCGATTTTAAAAACTATATTTCTGGCTCTTATTATAAAGCCAGTTTGCCCAATGAACGTTTAAATATTGCGGCGGGTGCGAATGCGCATTATTATTCTCGTATTTCGGCGGATAGTGAAAAAGAACTTTCTCTTGAACTTTCTTTTGATGATCCATTACCGGAGCAGGCTTTATTTACTTACATAAGCAAGAACGGGTTTTTGACTTATGGTCTTGTTTATAAATGGACTAAGAATGCTGGACGCGGTTGTATACGTAAATTTTACGCGAAAACTGGTGAAGATGTATCCGTTAAAACTTATAACGTTACTAAAGGCGCCGCGTATGAGCCTGATAATAAGATGTATTATTGCTATATTACTTCGTTCGGTGACTCCAGGAGCGATAGAGAATATATAGATAAAATTTATAAACCGAACTTCCTAGGGAGCGGTTTAGATTTTGATGAGGCTTCTATAAAGGCGAAGTCTCTTCCATTAACAGAGGGCTATTCTGCTGGTACCGTTGACGGGACTCTGACGGGTGGCATCTCTGATGTTTACAATAAATCAAACGTTCTCGATAACGTCGATATAGTCGGCGGTGTAGATGCTCCGACTGCTGTCGGTGCTGTCTCTGTCCCGATTGCTTGGCCTGTGAATGAGGATACGCTTGTTGATACGCTCGGCGGTGTGAAAGACGGTTCTATCCCTTGGGACAAAACACTCTCGAATGTGGGCACTGCCGCTGTTGATGTGGCAGGCGATAAAACCTATGTGATCGGAAATGAGGGTGTAACAACGAAAGAATATGTCTATGCAAAGGATAAAGCGAATGCCAAAGATGAGGAAATTACGGTACCGGATGTAGTTGCACCGTCTGCAAATCTCGGTGCGTATACAATAGCGGGACTAGAAAAAATGTTCCCGTTCTGTCTGCCGTTCGACTTGATAGACTTCATCAAGGTTCTGGACGCTCCAGCAGAAGCGCCTAAATTCACGATACCGTTTAAATACCCGACGCGCAGTGGAACGGCAACGTATGATATTGTTATAGATTTATCAAGCTTTAATTCGGTTGCTGAACTGCTCCGTGATATGGAGTGTTTAGCGTTTATCGTTGGATTGATAATGATAACGCGTTCAAGGATGATAAGGGGGTAAATGTATGCTTTCATGGTTCTATGAATTAATTACTGCTTTTGCATCGGTTTTGACTAGCGTTCTGCCGCTCTCTCCATTTCAGCAGTATATTAAGGCATTCGCCGGACTGCCCTATCTGGGGATTCTTAACTGGTTTATTCCGATAGGTGCATTTGCGAAGATTGGTGCGGCATGGCTGGGTGTGATCGCCCTCTTCTATCTCTATTCTATCGCTATGCGCTGGGTTAAAGTGATTGGAGACTAACATATATGATATATCTTTATTCTGGTACACCGGGGAGTGGCAAGTCCTTGCACGTTGCCCGTGTAATACGAAGCACGCTTTTACTGAATAAACCCGTCCTTGCAAATATTCCTATCAATACAGACCGGATTCGGCATCCGGAGCGCTTCATATACGTTCCGGATGCGCGGCTTCGTCCGTCTGCACTGATGGAATACAGTCAGAAGCATTTTGAAGGGAAAACGGTCAAGGAGGGAGAAATTCTGTTGATTATCGACGAAGCGCAACGGTTGTTTAATGCCCGCGATTGGTCGAAATCTGACCGCGCCGCATGGAATGAGTTCTTTCAGCTTCACAGGCATTTCGGATATGATATTATTCTGGTTGCTCAGTTTGACCGGATGCTAGATAGACAAGTCCGTTCTGTTATCGAGTATGAGCAGATACATCGGAAAGTATCAAATTACGGCTGGCGCGGCTGGCTTCTCTGTGCGTTAATGGTTGCTCCCGCCCTCTTCGTCTCGGTCAAAATGTGGTACCCGATGCGGGAACGTGTAGGAAGTGAGTTCTTCCGCTATTCGAAGCGGTTGGGACGTATGTATGACACGTTTATGACATTCCCGGCAGTCGAGGACTCCGGGGAAACTGGCGGGGTATCCGTCTAAGAGGGCGGGGCTGGGGGTCCCTGCCCTCTTGGGCGGGTGCCCTGCTTGCTTCCCTCTTCTATCGGTTCGGTATGGTGGCTGTCAAGGGGCGCGGAGCGTACACTTTACCCCTTTACAGTCACAAACTAGGCTTTTCCACTCCCCCACTATGGCGGCGGGGTGTCCGGGCGGGCGCAGACTGTTCGGACACCCTTAATTGCTGATTGATTCCGTGGCGGTCGAGAAGCTCTCGGCGGTCGCTCTCCTGGAGCTGGGTATGAGGTTTGGGGCTAGTATTACCCCAAACCTTTGTAACAATCCCAGCAAACCCTTATAAATCAAGGCTTTCCGATATGTTACAGCAATTTGTAACATCTGTAACATGTAACAAAAAGGAATGGGGGCGATAAAATGGCTGAAAAGGATACAATGACAAGGAAGTGGCAAATAACTATTAACAATCCCAAGGAAAAGGGAATGACACATGATTATATAGTGCAAAAGATTAGCGAATTGAAAAGCGTGATTTACTGGTGTATGGCGGACGAAGTCGGCGTGGAGGGTACATATCACACACATATCTATCTAGCTGGAAAGAACGGGATTCGCTTTAGTTCTATCAAAAAACGCTTCGATGGCGGTCATTTCGAGATGGCAAAAGGAACCAGTCAGCAAAATAAGGAGTATGTTTCTAAAACTGGAAAGTGGCTGAATGACAGAAAGCATGAAACGTGCATTGATGGCACTTTTGAAGAGTTCGGGGAATGCCCGGTTGAGCGTCAAGGATGCCGGAATGATTTAGTCGATTTATACGGGATGATAAAGGACGGTATGAGTAACTATGAAATCATGGAACAGAACCCAGCATTTATGCTGAATCTGGATAAGATAGAAAGGGCGAGACAAGTGGTTAATGAGGAACGTTATAAACATGAATTTAGGCAATTAGACGTAACATACATTTACGGCACTACGGGCGCGGGAAAAACGCGGTCAGTTATGGAAAGATACGGATATGAGTCAGTATTTCGGGTTACTGATTACCTTCATCCGTTTGATAACTATAAGGGTCAAGACGTGATTATTTTTGAGGAATTTCGTTCAAGCGTTCGAATTGGGGATATGTTGAACTTCTTAGACGGTTATCCGCTTGAGTTGCCTTGCCGCTACTCTAACAAAGTCGCTTGTTACACAAAGGTATATGTGATTACCAATATCCCGCTTACGGAACAGTATACACAGCTTCAAAGGGAACAGCCGGAAACGTGGTGCGCTCTCCTGCGTCGCTTTCATCATGTGATTCATTATACCTCGCATGACATTTTGAAACACAATATTCACTTTGTCGGCGATGGTTTTGTGGAACTGCTTGATGATGAGAATCAGCCATTCGATAAGGTTCAAATCTCTTCTATTGCTGGATAGAGAAAATCGTGTTAGAATGATAAACGCTAGAAACTATTCGTAAAAGTAAACTAAAATGTAATAGTTGGATAAATTTCAACTAGTTCGATAAAGTAAACTTTCACGGAACAGTTCCGAAACCCGCGCGCTCCCTTAGGCGGAAAACGAATGGTCGCGCGCCGGAACTGCCGCTTCGTCTCCGCCTACTCTTTCGTGAAAGTGGGACTTTATCGAATAGTTTGAAATATAAATATGTGTATGCACTTAATCTGTTTGCTAAACTATTCATTCGTTATATTTGAAAGGATGTTCTCATGAAACTTCAACGTCTTCTAAGTTTAACCCGCCAGGCAGTTGATGACTATCGTCTGATTCAATCCGGCGATAAAATAGCTATCGGTATTTCTGGCGGTAAAGACAGCCTGACACTTTTATATGCTTTACAGGGGCTTCGCCGGTTTTACCCGGAACCATTTGAACTTTGTGCTATTACAGTTGATCTGGGCTTTCAGGCGCTTTCTCCGGAGGTTTCGAACCGGTTGTCGCCGACGCTTTCATCGGATGCGGCTGCATTTGATTTAAAACCGGTTCAGGAGCTTTGTGATGAATTAAACGTGCCCTACACGGTCGTTCCGACGG